CTGCGGCGAGGTCGCCCTTCTTGGTGTAGCGAGCGAGGAAAATCTGTTGCGAAAACAATCGCATGGTTCCCTTGTCCCATTCCGGTACTTCTCCGACCTTCATCAGTCCTTTCTGCCCGTTGCCTAAGTCTGCGAATTGCTTCACATCTTTGAGGTGGAAGGTGAAGAAGACAGCGTCGACGGGTAGTTGATGCGCCCTGTTCATCACATCTCGGAACAGTTGATTGCGAATACGCCATTCCTTTTGGTTGAAGGAATCGCCGTCTTCGACATTGATTGGGTTCTTTGAGCGGTTCATAAGAACATCAGTCATGGCGTTCTCACACCACTTGAGGAAGGTAGAGCCTCCATCAATGATAACCGCTCCAATATCCCCATCCTTGGCCGTATCGCCAATAATCTTGATGAAGTACCCCATCTTGTCGACGAGGGCTGTCCAGTTCGTAGTGTTGTCTTCTTCAAAGAGAGAAGCATCGGTTTCGTCAAAGATTGGAACCACACGGATTTTGTCGTCCGTAGGGAAGTTCTTTGCGATTGTCTGCACCGCAGAGTTGTCGATGTCGATAATAACGATTTCCTTATCGGTCCTCGCCCTTGCGATTGAGACTGCAAGTCCGGTCTTTGCCGTGTTTTCCTTGCCCGTCAAAGCCATGCGGATTGGCGCAGTAGTAGTGCGCTTTCGCATGAACAGTTCACGGTAATGTTCAATCCCGTAGACGGGCGTATCTTCTTCTGCTTGCTTCTTTTTTCCTGCGTCTCCCCAACTCATTCTTCATCACTCCCAATCGTCGTTTTCTTCCTCATCATTCGTCGCTACGGGTAGGTTCATGCCGAGGTTCTCGACACACCACCAGCCTGTCGTAGCCAAGCGTCCATCGCCTTCACGACCGACATAAGGCTGTCCGACGACAACGAGGAGAGAACCGACACCGAAGTCCAATTTGGAATCTTCTTCGGCGTTCACATAGAGGTCAATCGGCGGAGCCGAAGAGACCAAGTCCAAGTCTGCGAGGGTGATGATAGCACCGCCCTTCTCCCTTGGGTCGATGTGTGCGACTTCAAGAACCACAGCACATAGAGCATCCCACTTCTCCTTGTCGGAGAGTGTACCTACGAAGGACTCAATGTCTTCGAGACCCTTCAAGACCTTCATGTTTTCGGGGATAAGACCCGAACCATCGGAGGCCAAAGGAGGTTGCGAAAAGATACCCTCGACTGACTTGTCGAGAGTGTATGTGCTGACACCGGCCTTAGCATAAGCAGTACCGTTCTTGCTCAAATTCGCAGGAATGCGAAGAGGAGAGAAGGTAGGGTAGTTGACCTTAGCGAGGTCGCCTCGGCACTTCATCGG